AATGCCACAAAAAACTTTTCATTAGCAGAACTTTATAACTTATTCGCTTCCTTACCTGCTGTTGGTAATCTACAACAAACTTTAAATGCAGGGAATACTGCAACTCAAAACATATTTCTTACAGGGGATATTACCTCAACTAATATTAAGCCAACTTATATTATTGATGGGCTTAATACTACAGGGGCTGTAGGAGAGGTATTAATACGTTCGTTTTCAGGAATATCTTGGGGACCAAGTGTTCCTGCAACTATTCAACAAGTTCTTAATGCAGGAAATACTGCAACTCAAAATATTATATTAACAGGCAATATTACCTCAACACAAGTTATTCCCGGTAATATAAAAGATGGATTAGGTAATTTAGGAACTACAGGTCAAATACTTTCTAAAACGTCAACAGGGATTCAATGGATAAATAATGTTGCCGGAGTACAAGACCTTCAATCAGTTCTTAATATAGGTAATACAGCAACTTCTAATATTGGATTGACAGGCAATATAACTGTAAGTAGTAAAATAATAATTGGCAGTCCTACAAGTATTGTTAATGCTTTAAACATTGGTTTAGATGTCTATGCAGATGGCAATATAAAAACAGGTCTTAGTAGAGGTTTTTTTAGTGGTGGTCCTACTGTTATAGACGCAGGCAATAGAATTAAACTCGTTGCAGCGTTAGGTTCAGCATATTTTGATTTTTATAATACATTATTTTTTCGTTCAGGAGCAAGTTCGTCATCTACAGTTATGACACTATTTAGCAATGGGAATTTAGCATTAAATACTACAATCGATACAGGCTTTAAATTAAATGTTAATGGTAGTATATTTGGTACATCATTAACAATAAATAGTACAACACAAGGACTTCTACCACCACGAATGACAACAGTACAAAAAAATGCTATTGTAACACCTGCTGCGGGGTTAATGGTGTACGATACAACTTTAAATAAACTATGCGTATTTACAACGGTATGGGAAACAATTACATCAATATAAAAAAATTAAAATGAAAACAATAACACCTGTATCAATTTGGTCAAACGGAAAAACTACTGAAGCCAAAATATTAAACGCCTATGCTGTTAATGTAACATTAAATGTATCTGCAACATTTTATTGGGCTTTATTTGCAGAAACTGAAACAGAAAATTGTGGCGAACTATTACAGCAAGGTAATTTATTTATGAGTGGCGAGGCGTATCAATCTTGGAACACAGATAATGTAGCTTGGGATTGGGTTGCATCGGAATTAAATTTAACAATTACAGGAGAATATGTGCCGCCTACACCTATTGAGCCAATAATGTAAACAAAATTAAAAAGCAAAATGGATGTTAGAAAAATATCAATAGGACCCGATTATAAGAACGGTGCAATGCACTACCTTGTAGGACAAAAAATCCTTGGGGATAGTAACGAAATACACTTAATAAAACACGATGAGTCGACAAATTGTATACTTATATATATAATTAATGATAAAAAAGAAGTAGTTTTGTGGAAACGGTTTAGTCCAACTATTCCAATTTCAATCGAATTTAATATAAATTTTTAATGAAGTCTCCGTTCTATTTTATAGTTAAGCCATTAAATGGCAAAAGGTACGATAATACAAGAGATATTTCAGGAGTTGAAGTTATTGTAAGCACATCTGAAGAAGACCATAAGTTTGCTAATAGATATGCTGAAGTTTTAGAATTGCCGGCAAGNTATGATGGTCCTATAGAGAAAGGAGACATCTTGCTTGTGCATCATAATGCATTTAAGTTTTATAATGATATGAAGGGCAATCAAAAAAGTGGTAGGTCGTTTTTTAGAGACGATGTATTTCTTATTGATGCTGAGCAGTTTTTCCTTTATAAGAAAGGTTGCACGTGGAACGCATATGATAAATACTGTTTTGTAAAACCGATGCCGGTAGTTGAGTCTTATATAAAAAAACCTTTTTCTGAAGAACCATTNATGGGAGTNATGAAATACCCAAATGACTATCTTATTAGTCGTGGTATAAAGGAAGGAGACCACGTNTGTTTTTCTCCTGACAGTGAATATGAGTTTGATGTTGATGGAGAGAAATTATACAGAATGTANGANCATCAAATTACTATTAAGCTATGACCAATGATACAAAAGCAATAAAATTAAGAATAATTCAGGCAGGTCATAGGGCTGTAGAAGAACTTATTAAAGTTGCTGAAGAGTTTATTTTGAAACCTGATATAGAAGGAGATGATTTGTCTGCTGATAAATTAAAAAATGCAGCAGCAACAAAAAAATTGGCAATATTTGATGCTTTTGAAATATTAAGTAGAATAGAAGCTGAAAAAGAAAATATTGAAGCAATAGACAAAGGAGTAAGTGTAACCGATTCAAAACAAGGATTTGCAGAAAGACGTTCAAAATAATGACTTATATAGGGTGCTATATGACTACGTGCCGGCTAATGTTCTTGCAAATAAAAACAAGGCTAATACGTGGGACTATGGGTATGATGACAAGTATAATATGGTTGTTATCTCTAAAACAGGACAGATTGGAGAAATTATAAGTATTTCAGGATTAGNTATAGCCCTTCCTCTTGCTCCTAAAGACTGTCTTCAAAGACACNCTAAAGNNTCTGAACAATATTGGGAAAGAGAAAGTTGTCCAAGGGAGTTNTCTAAAATNCAATCTATATTTCATTGGAACGAAATGCCATCTCAATTTAAAAATCAATGGGTTGACTATATTGAAAAGCAATTTGATTATAGAGAGCAAGGCTTTTGGTTTATGAACAATGGGACCACAACTTATATAACAGGGTCTCATTGGATGTACCTTCAGTGGTCAAGTATTGATATAGGGTATCCTGACTTTAGAGAAGCCAATAGAATCTATTGGATATTTTGGGAAGCGTGCAGGGCAGACTATAGGTCATTTGGAATGGTCTATTTAAAGATAAGACGTTCAGGGTTTTCTTTTATGTCATCATCTGAATGTATTAATGTAGGTACGCTTGCAAGAGATGCGAGGGTAGGAATACTTTCAAAGACAGGTGCTGATGCTAAAAAAATGTTTACAGACAAGGTTGTCCCTATAAATAGTAGGCTCCCTTTCTTCTTTAAACCGGTAATGGATGGTATGGATAAGCCAAAGACTGAATTAGCTTTCCGTTTGCCGGCATCTAAGATTACAAAGAAGAATATGTATGATACAACCAATAATGAAATAGATGGGTTGGATACAACCATAGATTGGAAGAATACAGAAGATAACTCTTATGATGGAGAAAAACTATTGTTTTTGGCTCACGATGAAAGTGGTAAATGGACTAAGCCTGTAAATATTAAGGAGAATTGGAGGGTTACTAAGACTTGTCTTCGATTAGGGTCTAAAATCATCGGAAAGTGTATGATGGGCTCTACCTCAAATGCATTATCTAAAGGAGGTCAGAATTTCAAAGATATATATGAAGACTCACGTGTTACAACTCGTAATGCAAATGGGCAAACAAAAAGCGGGCTATATGGTTTATTTATTCCTATGGAATGGAATATGGAAGGATTTATTGACCGTTTTGGGATGCCTGTATTTAGGAAGCCAAAAAATAAAGTATTAGGAGTTGATTCAGGATGGATAAGTAATGGTGCTATAGATTATTGGGAAGCTGAAGTAGATTCATTAAAAAGCGATTCAGATGCATTGAATGAATTTTACCGTCAGTTCCCAAGAACAGAGTCTCACGCCTTTCGTGATGAGAGCAAGCAGGCTTTGTTTAATCTTACTAAAATATACCATCAGATAGATTACAATGACTCAATGATTAAAGAACATTATATCACTCGTGGGTCTTTTAGTTGGAAGGATGGGATAAAAGATACCGAAGTAATATGGTACCCTGATAAAAACGGAAGGTTCTTTTGTAGTTGGTTTCCTCCTAAGCATCTTCAGAATAATATTCATACAAGATTAGGTATTAAATACGCAGGTAATGAGCATATGGGGTCATTTGGATGTGACTCTTATGATATATCTGCTGTAGTTGACGGTAGGGGGTCAAATGGCTCGTTACACGGACTAACTAAATTCCATATGGATGAAGGTCCTGTTAATGAATTTTTTTTAGAATATACGGCTCGTCCACAAACTGCTGAGATATTTTTTGAGGAAGTTCTTATGGCGTGTGTATTTTTTGGAATGCCTATACTAATAGAGAATAACAAACCAAGGCTATTATACCATTTTAAAAATAGAGGGTACAGAGGGTTCTGTTTAAATAGACCTGATAAGCAATATGCAAAGTTGTCAAAAACAGAAAGAGAACTTGGAGGCATACCAAATACTTCAGAAGATGTTAAACAGGCTCACGCAGCAGCTATTGAATCTTATATTGAAAAGTATATAGGATTAGATTTAGAAGCTAAATATAGAGACCCTGAAGAAATGGGAACAATGCCTTTTATACGAACATTAGAAGATTGGGCAAAGTTTGACATTAACGACAGAACAAAATATGATGCATCTATTAGTTCGGGGTTAGCTATTATGGCTAATCAAAAACATTTATATATGCCTGAAAAAAAAGAATCAAAAATTAGTATTAACTTCGCAAGATATAAACAGGATGGTAACTTAAGCCAATTAATCCGATGAAAAACATATTAATAGACATAACATCTTCGGTTTTCCCAACTCAAATGGCATCTGATGCTGAAAAGAAAAGCGATGCATATGGATTACAAGTTGGTCAAGCAATACAGTATGAGTGGTTTAAAAAAGATGGTAATACTTGTAGATTTTATGGTCAATGGAGAGAGTTCCATAGACTAAGATTATATGCGAGAGGCGAGCAGTCTATTGCAAAATATAAAAATGAATTAGCTATTGATGGAGATATTTCTTATCTAAATCTTGATTGGACTCCTGTACCTATTCTACCAAAGTTTGTAGATATAGTAGTAAATGGGATGTCTGAAAGACTATTCAAAGTAAAGGCATATGCACAAGATGCTATGTCTCAAGAACATCGTAATCAATATCAAGAGCAGTTAGAAGGTCAGGTCGCAGCAAAGGAAGTGTTGGATATTATTCAACAATCAACAGGAGCAAATCCATTTATGATGGACCCTGAAAAACTTCCTACAAATGATGATGAAATGAAACTTCATATGCAGCTTAATTATAAGCCTGCAATTGAAATAGCAGAAGAGGAAGCTATTAATACCATATTTGATAATAACAAATATGATGACATTAGAAAAAGACTTGATTATGATGCGACTGTAGTTGGTCTTGCTGTTGCAAAGCACGAATTTCTTCCCGGAGCAGGTATTAAGATTTCATATGTAGACCCTGCTAATGTAGTGTATAGTTATACTGAAGACCCTAAATTTAAAGATTGTTTTTATTGGGGAGAGATTAAGACAGTACCTTTAACTGAGTTGTATAAAATAGACCAATCTTTAACAAAAGAAGATTTGGGTCAAATATCTCAATTTAGCAATGCTTGGTACGATTATTTTAATGTAGCACAGTTCTATCAGAATGATATGTTCTTCCGTGATACTTGTACTTTACTGTATTTCAATTACAAAACTTCCAAGAATATTGTATATAAAAAGAAAACCCTTGACGGTGGCGGTATAAGAATTATCCAAAAGGACGATTCATTTAATCCTCCTAAAGAAATGATGGAGGAAGGGAGTTTTGAAAAAATAGAAAAGACCATTGACGTATGGTACGAAGGTATTATGGTTATGGGTACTAATATTTTACTTAAGTGGGAATTGGCTGAAAATATGGTTAGACCTAAGTCAGCTTCTCAGCACGCCATACCTAATTATGTAGCTTGTGCTCCTCGTATGTACAAGGGGGTTATTGAATCGTTAGTTCGTAGAATGATTCCTTTTGCAGACTTAATTCAAATTACTCACTTAAAAATGCAACAAGTAATTAATAGAGTTGTACCTGATGGTGTATTTATTGATGCTGATGGATTAAGTGAAATTGACTTAGGAACAGGAAATGCTTACAACCCTGAAGATGCTTTAAGACTTTACTTCCAAACAGGTTCTGTTATTGGAAGAAGTTTTACAGGAGATGGAGATTTTAATAATGCAAAAATACCTATTACTCAACTTACATCTAATTCGGGAGTAAGTAAAACTCAGATGCTTCTTGCTAATTACAATCACTACTTGGATATGATAAGGTCTGTTACCGGTCTAAACGAGGCAAGAGATGGCTCAACACCTGACCCTAATTCTTTAGTTGGATTACAGAAATTAGCTGCTTTAAATTCAAATACAGCTACTCGTCATATTCTTGAGTCAGGATTGTACATATATAAAACAATAGCAGAAGGTCTTACGTATAGAATTTCAGATATTTTAGAATATGCTGAGTTTAAAGATGAATTTATAAATCAAATTGGAAAATACAATGTCAATTTACTTTCTGAGATAAGCGACTTGTATATCTATGATTTTGGTATTTTCATTGAAGTAGCACCGGATGAAGAACAGAAAAGTCAACTTGAACAAAACATTCAAATGGCTTTATCTAAGGGAGATATTAATCTTGAAGATGCTATTGATATTAGGGAACTTAGAAATCTTAAACTTGCCAATCAATTGCTTAAACTTAAACGAGTTAAAAAGCAAGAAAGAGAAGAGAAGATGGGTATGCAGAAGCAAGCTATGATTGCACAGCAAAACCAACAATCACAACAAATGGCAGCACAGGTTGCTATGCAAAAAATTCAAGGAGAATTGCAGGGTAAAATGCAACTTAAACAAGCAGAGTCTCAATTTGATTTACAGGTAATGGAGAAAGAGGCAGAATTAAAATTAATGCTAATGGATAAAGAGTTCCAATTTAATATGCAATTAGCACAAATAAATGCAGGGTCTCTTACAGAACGTGATAAAATGAAGGAAGATTCAAAATCAAAAAGAATTAGCCAACAAAATACCGAACATTCTAAGATAGTTAATCAAAAGAAAAACAACTTACCTCCATTGGATTTTGAATCTAATGAAGATAGCTTAGACGGGTTCGATTTAGCAGAGTTTGAGCCTCGTTAAATTATATCAGAATTTTTGTTTAAATTTGTAACAAATTAAATTAAATAAAATAAAATGGAAAACATAAAAGTTAGACTCTTAGACGGAGCAGATGAAAAAGGAGTGGCACAAGTAGAACAAGAATTACTTGATAAGCACGATAAAGAATTAAATAATGAAGTTACTCCGGTAGAAAACNAAAGTGTTCCGGTAGAAAACGAAGAGAACGATTATTTAGATGANCAAAAAGTTCTTTCATATATTGAAAAGCGATATAATAAACAGATTAACTCTTTTGATGAGTTGGTGTCTGAGAGAAAAGAAGCTGAGGAACTTCCTGAAGATGTTTCTGCTTTTTTAAAGTATAAAAAAGAAACAGGTAGAGGGATTAATGACTTCCTTAAGTTAAGTAAGGATTTCGATTCAATGGAGCCTGAGCAACTTGTAAAAGATTATTTATCATCAACTCAAGAAGGACTTGATGCTGATGACATTGATTCTTTAATGGATGATTATCGTTACGATGAAGACATTGACGATGAGTCAAAGATTAAGAAGACAAAAATCGAAAGAAAAAAGATTATTAACGAAGCAAAGAAATTCTTCAATAATCAGAAAGAGAAGTATAAAATGCCCCTTGAGTCAAGTCCGGCATCACTTTCTCAAGAAGAAAAAGAAGAATATGATTTGTATCGTGAATATACAAAGCAATCTAAGACTGTAGAAGAAGAGAATAGTCGCAAGCGTCAGTGGTTCACTCAAAAAACTGATGAAGTTTTTGATAACGAGTTCAAAGGTTTTGAATTTGATGTCAACAATAAAAAAATTGCATATACTCCGGGCGATGCGAAAGAGTTAAAAAAACTACAATCTAATCCTGAAAACTTTATTAAGAAGTTTTTAGATGAAAGTGGTTTGATTAAAGATGCGGCAGGCTATCACAGGTCATTAGCAATTGCGATGAATCCCGAAAAGTTCGCAAAGTTCTTTTATGAACAAGGACAGGCGGATGCAACAGAAGGTACTTTAAAGGGCATAAAGAATATCAATATGTCTGAACGTAGAGCACCTGAAGTTTCAAAAACCAATGATGGGATGCAGGTAAAGGCTATGAACCCTGACTCAGGAAGGAGTCTTAAAATTCGTAGCATAAAACGTATTTAAAACAATTTAAAACTAAAAAAAAATGGCAGGTTCATTATTAGCAACGCCCACCTTCGCTCTGCAACCGTCAGCAGAACAGGTAGCGTTACAAACAAACTACATTACTAACTTCAACTTCTTGAATCAGTATCTTCCTGATACTTATGAGAAAGAATTTGAGCGTTATGGTAATCGTACAATTGCATCTTTCTTACGTATGGTAGGAGCAGAGATGCCTTCTAACTCTGACCAAATTAAATGGGCAGAGCAAGGTCGTTTACACATCAAGTACACTCAGGTTACTTCAGCAGCAGCAGCAACAGCAGCAACTGCAACTTTTACAGTAGCTGATGCAGGTGTTACTTACATTGCAATCCGTGTAGGACAAACTGTAATGATTCAGACAAACGCTTCAGGTGTTTTCAACAAAGGAATCGTTACTGCTGTTCCTTCTGCAACTACTTTCACTGTAGCTTTCTATGAAAGTACAGGTCAAGCATTTGCTGCGGCTGTTCAGTGTACAGTATTTATCTATGGGTCTGAGTTTAAGAAAGGTACAGGCGGAATGGTTGGTTCTTTAGAATCTGAAGATGACATATACACTAATAACCCTATTATCATAAAAGATAAATATGCGGTTAATGGTTCAGATATGGCTCAAATCGGATGGGTTGAAGTAACTACTGAGAATGGTGCTACAGGATACCTTTGGTATTTGAAATCAGAGCACGAGACTCGTCTTCGTTTTGAAGATTATCTTGAGACTGCAATGATTGAAGCTGTTCCTGCTGTAGCAGGTTCAGGTGCTAATGCAGCAGGATTCATCGGTTCACAAGGTATCTTCTATGTTGTAAACGATAGAGGTAATGTATGGGGTGCAGGTACACCAACATCACTTACTGATTGGGATACAATCGTTTCTCGTTTGGACAAACAAGGTGCTATCGAAGAAAACGTAGTGTTTGTTAACCGTGGATTGTCTTTTGACATCGACAATATGTTAGCAACATTAAACGGTTACACTTCAGGTGGTATTGCTCAGTCAGCTTCATTTGGTTTATTTGACAATGACGTAAATATGGCGTTAAATTTAGGTTTCACAGGATTCCGTAGAGGTTATGATTTCTACAAATCTGATTGGAAATACTTAAATGACCCAACTATGCGTGGTGGTCTTAGCCAAACACTTGCTACTGCAACAGGTACAATCACAGGTCTTATGGTTCCTGCAGGTTCTACTTCAGTGTATGACCAAATTATGGGAAAGAACGCTAAGCGTCCATTCTTACACGTTCGTTANCGTGCTTCTGAAGCAGAAGACAGACGTTACAAGACTTGGATTACAGGTTCTGCCGGTGGGGCACAAANNAGCGACTTAGATGCAATGGAGGTTAACTTCCTTTCTGAGCGTTGTGTATGTACTTTAGGTGCAAACAACTTCGTATTATTCCGTTTTGGTTAATAGGTGGTAAATATAGGGGAGGGTGTCTTCAAAGACACTCTCCTTTTTTTAAATTAAATTAAATCTTAAATAAAATGGCAAAAAATAATAACACTCCTGTAGACAAGGTTTACCGATTAATGATTGGGACCCCATTATCATACACTTTAGCTTCAAGAAACCATCCTCGGTTTCCGCTTATGTGGTACGATGAAAAAAACAATGTAAATCGTGCTCTTAGATATGCAAAAAATCAGAAGTCTCCTTTTGAAGACGACCAAGATGGTAATGCAATTGTTGAGCCTGTAATTTTTGAAGATGGACTTCTTAGAGTCCCAAGACAGAACCCTGTTCTCCAATCCTTCTTACACTATCATCCTTTGAATGGAACTATTTTCACAGAGGTAGATAAAGAAAAAGATGCGGCTGCTGAAGTAGAGGATTTAAACATAGAAGTAGAAGCATTAGTAGAGGCTCGTCAGCTTAGTATTGAGCAAATTGAGATGCTAACTCGTGTTATGTTTGGGAAAGACCCATCAACAATTTCAACTNCGGAATTAAAAAGAGATATTTTGGTATTTGCTAAAACAGAGCCAAAAGAGTTTCTTAANATATTAAATGACCCTGAACTTAAATTTCAAGCTAAAATTAGTTTATTTTTTGAAAGTAAACTATTAGCTTTACGAAACAATGACAAAGAGGTTTGGTATAACACTGCAACAAACAAGAAAAAAATGTTATCTGTTCCNTTTGGAGAAAACCCTAATGATACAGTAGCATTCTTTCTGAAAAGTGACGAAGGTCTTGATGCATTGCAAATGTTAGAAACAACATTAAAATAGTCGATTCTCTGATTGTGTTCTGATTAATGATGAAATGAGGGTACAAAATTGTGCCCTCTTTTTTTTGTATATTTGTAAAAAAATATTGGATAAATGATAAATGAGGTAAGAAATACAGTTTTGTCCATTCTTAATAAAAATAATTATGGATATATTTCTCCATCTGATTTCAATTTGTATGCAAAAAACGCACAAATGGAGATGTACGAGGAATATTATAGTAATTTTAATAAAACAATGAATGCAGAAAATGGACGTGCATCAGGTTCTGATTATGCTGACATTAGCAAGCCATTGTCGGAGGTATTAGAGAGTTTTTTACTTAATGATTTCCTTGTACCAAAACTAACGGCTTCCGGAAATGTTTTAAATAATTA